CCGGGCTGGAGCCCCAAGTCGGGCCGGTGGCGAGCAGCGGCTTGCCGGCCGTGTTCGGCGCCGGGCGCTGCTCGAGGTGCTGCCAATCGTCGGCGAGGAATCGGTGAGAGATCACCAGCCACTCGTCCGGCGACTCGTTGGCCGTCCAGCCGAGGTATGCGACGTAGCCCTCGGGCCATCCGAGGAACTGGGCGTTGTTGCGGCTCGCGGAGTAGACGGAGGTCCACTCGCTCGGCGGGTCGTGGCTCGCCGCGGCGCCGGCGAGCGCGTCGGCGGCGAGCTGGTACGAGCGGTCCCACAGGATGTCGACCTGGATCTGCTGCTGCGCGATCTTGACTTGTAGCGGCTGAAGGTTGGCGTCGACGCTCGTACCGCCGATCCACGCGGTCGGCGGGTACGGCATGTCGCCGTTGGCCGGGACGCCGGAGAAGATTGCCGCCCCGCCCTTGTACATCGCAGCCGTCCGGAAGGTGGTGGTCCGGGTCAGGTTGAACCACGGGCGCGTAGCGATGCGGGGCCGACGGCTGCTCCAGGTGACTCGGATGTTCCAAGCCTTCGGGGACTGCGGAACCGGCGAGATGTCGACCGAGCGGCAGACGAACTGCTGCAAAGACGCGAACGTCGGCGGGAAGGTCGTTTCCCCCGCAACGGCGTACCGCTGCCCCTGCTTCGGCACGAGCGCGTCGGCCATTACTTCCCAGACGGTTTTTGAAGGCGTCGCGTCGTTGATGTACGTCATCGACTGCGTCCACCGGATCTCCTCGCCGGGGGTACCCATCTGGACCGAGTCGTTCTCTGGGCGGTAGATCAGCTTCGCTGGCATATCAGTCTCCCCCCAGCTTGTTTCGCAGCGCCTCGTAGATCGCGCCCGTCATCGTCAGCAGCGCACCTCCGGAACCGCCGGGAATCATGCTCGCGGCTGCTCCGGTTGCCGTGTCGGTGATCGTCTCCACCGGATTGTCCAGGAGCGCATGGATGTACTCCGCAAGCTCGCCGAACGCCACGAGCGCCTCGGCCGTCACCGTGCCGAGCGCCATGCCGAACTCGGCGACCAGCATCATCGCCTCGCCGATCTTGTCACGGTTGTCGATCAGGTACTGCGTCAGCTCCTTCAGGTGCGCCGCCGCCGTCTGATCGATCAGAGCCGTGATGCCGCCGAATGCCTGTCCGAGCGATTGGTCGCTCTGCTGCCGCGCGATGGCGAGCTCGTTGGCCGCAGCCATGCCCTCCGGGCTGTAGGTGCGGCCGAGCTCGCCAAGCCGGTTGAGCTCCTCGAGGACGCCCTGCCCGAGGCCGCGGACCACGTTCGCGAGCACGCCCGCGACCGCAAGGCTGCGGATGTCCTGAACGCCCTTCTGGAGCCGCTCGAGGTCCTTCAGCGCCCGGTTTATGCCGACCGAGACGCCGGAGGCGTCTGCGGTAAGCGTCAGCACGGCCTTCATGTTGGTGTTAGCCACGCGCCACCGCCCTCATAAAGTTCTCGATGCCGGCCCGGCGCCACGGGCAGACTTGGTGCGCCGGCTGCCCGGTTACGGAGCATGCGACCACCGTCAGCAAGTACTCGACTCGCTCGAGGGTGGTGAGCTCCTTCGACAGGGCAAGGTCGGCGTCCATGCTCGGGTTCAGCCTCCAGAGCCGCCGCTCGGCGGCTGTGTAGGGCGGGCTCGCATGACCTCGCCGGCGAGCTGGTTCGCTGCCGCCACGGGAAGGTCGAGCAGTTCGTCCCGCGTCATGGCCTCGCCGCCGACGTGCCGGACGGCCTTGTGGAACCACGCCGGGTCGGTGGTGTCGATGCCGACCGTGTCGCGCAAGGTCACCGCGCGGACCTCGACGGCTCCGACACCGTCAAGGTCCACGCGGCGCCAGGATGGAGCTGCGGTAGACATCAGGGGAGCGCCACCGTCTCGGTGAAGGTGATCGAGTAGATCGCCGCGTCATCCGCCGCGTGCGTCTGGTCGGCTCCCGTGATGATCACGTTCATCGTGATGCCTCCGGCCGCGCTGTCCGTGAAGACGAGCTGCGCCGGAGTGGCCAGGTTGGGCGTCTCGATGATCGCGGCGATGCCGTTGGTTCCGGTGCCGACGTACGCCTCGCAGGAGCCGCCGCGCTTGACGCGGCCCGGCCCCGCGTACATGCGGGCGTCGCCGTGCGCGGTCAGGTCGAACTCGCTCGCCTGTCGGGTGATCTGCACGTTCCGAACCTTCACGGTTACGCCGCCGATGGTGAGGCTGCCGCCCCAACCTGTCATTGCTGCTGGCATCAGGTGTCCTCCGTAAACTGGAATTCAACGGACAGCGTCACGACGCGCTCCGCGTCGGCCTGTCCATCGTCTGGGTTTGCTCGCGACATCGCGGCCTCGGCCGCCGTGAGGACGAACGTGTAGCCGGACTCGGTCCACTTGCCGTCGATGCCGAGCCGCACCGCCATTGCGAGCGCCCAAGCCGACAGGACCGAATCCGCCACGCAGTCGATCTTCACGGACATGGTGCCGTGTCCGGGGGTGGTGCCGGACATGTCCAGCGACCACGCGCAGTTCGTGACCTCGTACACCACGGCGGGCGTTGGGTCATCTTGCCGCCGGAGCTCCGGGGACACCGGCACGGCAGTCGACGCGTCAAGCTTGTCGAAGAGCGCCTCGATCAGGCTGGTGGCTGGCATCAGCGTGCTCCCTTCAGGACGTGCTGGACCATCAGATCCTGCGCCCGCTTGGCGAGCAGCTGTGCCGACCGTGCCGCAATTGGCTTCGAGATGCGGCGCCCGGCGATGTTGCGGCCGCCGGACGCCCTTGCGGACTCGCGCCGGCGGTTGCGATCACGCCACGCGGCGTTCTCGAGCTTCTCCTTGTCGGCGTGCTCGGACATGTACCGCTGCCGGATGGCGCGGTATCGCTGCGTAATCTCCGCGCGACCGTCCTTGGTCTTTACGAGTTCCCGAATGTCGCCAACGGCCTCGCGGAAGTACGCCTCGCGGAACGCCTTGGCCTCGCGCACCTCGGCAGGAGCCGGGCGGTAGGTCGCGTTCTTGCCGTAGTGCCGAAACCCGTTCTCGAGGATGTGCCACACCTTCGCGTAGCCGCCTCGCTTGTAGTTCGTGCCGATCTGGAGCGTGGCCGTCCCCTTGCGGTCGCCCTTCTTCCAGACGCGGACGGTGGCCTGTTGCGCGGCGGCCACGACGCGCGTCACCTTGCCGCGGCGACGCTTGGCACCGCGCCAGCCGGCCTTCAGCTCGTCCACGACAGGCTTCGCGGCCTTGCGGAGGGCGCGGCGAAACACGTTGGCCCGGCTGCGCTCGGACATCTCGCGGAGGCGCTGCTTGACGCGCTGGGCATTGACGAATGCCTTGATCATGCCGGCTCCGGATTCCCGTAGGGGCCGGGTGCGTCGATGGCTGCCCCCGTGATTCGGAGGCGGCGGCGCTTGCCGCCCTCTGGATCGACCACGCCGATGATGTTGTAGATCGCGTTGTTCGCGACATCCACGAGCCGACCCTGCGCCTTGATGTCGGGATGGAACGGCGTCTCGAACGTCACGTCCGTCCGGACGGCAACGCCCATGTCATCGAGCACCTCGCGCTGGGTGGCGGTGACGTTGCCGGCGATGGTGAACACGTCGGCCCACGTCATCGTCGCCTGTCCGGCGCCGTCGGTGGCGACGGTCGACTCCTGGTACTTGTAGCGGTTGCGCCAGAAGCCCGAGCCGGCCATCAGCTCACCCCGTTCGGGTTGTGCATGCGGCGGATCGTGTCCACGAACCAGGTCGACGGGCCGACGGTGTCATCGCCGCGGTAGCCGTACATGTTCGCGACGCGCTCGAGCAGCGCCGTCTTCATCATCGCCGTCCCGTTCACCGCGGGATCGACCGCGGTGGCCGTCTTGAACTCGTCCGCCGCCGACGCGATCATCGAAGTCAGCTTCGCATCGTCCCCGTCGTGCGGGATGTTGAGCCAATCCTTGGCCTCGGCCAGCGTCGGAACTGCGGTAGGCATCGGTGCTCCCATCCGAGGAGGGGGGGCCGAAGCCCCCCCCACTCGGTGCGATGGAGGAGAGATCAGACGGCGACGGTGGCGACCACGGCCTTCACGTCGACCGGCTTCGCGTCGGACCGCATGCGGCTGACGTAGCGCACGTAGCCCGAGGTCGCCTGGGTGAGGTCGTCCACGGTGAACGTGATGCTGGCGCGGTCCACGATGCGGTAGCCGCGCTTGAAGTCGCCGAACAGGACGTGGCGGGTGCCGGCCGTGGTGGTGCTCACCGCGGGCGCGAACTCCGACAGGTAGACCGGGCGGCCGAGGAGGAGCGCCACCGCGCCGTCGCGCAGGATGTTGGCGTTCTCGCCGTTCAGCATGTACTTGCCGCTGGCGGTGTTCTTCACGATGCTCGCCCACGTGCTCTGGTGCATGAGCCACGCGGAGGACGCCTGGTACGCCGGGTTCAGCGTGTAGGCCATCTGGATCAGGTCATCGATGGTCGGCGCGCCGGCGGCCGTGTTGTTGCGGCCCGTGTAGTTGGTGCCGCTGTGGAACACGCCGCGCGGCTGGCTCGAGCCGGTGCCGGTGGCGTAGTACGTCTCCCACAGGCGACCGTGGCCGCGGCCGTGCTCCTGCACGACCTGCGTCGCGAGGTCCCACACGGTGTCCTGGAGCGCCTCCTCGGACACGTCGGTGTACATGCCCGACTTGTAGGCCGTGAAGGACACCTTGCTCGTGTCGAAGTCGCTCGAGCCGTAGGCGCCGCCCTCGGAGACGAGCGCGGCCGTGATGCGGGTCGAGTTGCTGATCACCGTCACGTCCGTGTCGACGCCGCGCGTCTCGACGGTCGCGAGCATACGCATCACCGACTCCTGGTCGAGCGCCTTGATGAACTCGCCGGAGAGCTGCGGCATGGTCGCGTCGGCGCCCATCGTGGTCTGGCCGGCGACGGCCAGCGTGATGGCGCGCTCGGCGCGGTAGCCGCCGCGGAACCAATCGCGGGCGGTCTTCTGCGGGGCGGCGCTGCGGACGCTCGGCGCGGCCGCGGCGATGACGGCGGGCGCCTTGAGGCGCGACTCCATCGCGGTGCGCTCGGAGGCGATGGCCTCCTCGACTTCGTTGATCTGCTCGAGGATCTCGAGCTGGCGCTCGTCGGCTGCGTTCGGGTATTCCGCGCGAAGCTCAACGAGTCGCGCCCGGTTTTCCTTCAGTCCCATCTTGTGCTCCTTGCGGACCTCGGCGTAGGTGCCGGGATAGGCCGCGTTCTCGACCAGGCTGACTTCGTGCAGTCGCGCACGGGTCACCGTTCGGGAGGTCGCGCCCTCCCAGGCGTCGGCTTCAACGACGAAGCCAATGCTCATTTCCGCCACCACGCCGCGGCGCACGAGGTCGCGGATCTCGTCCGCGCGGGCGCCGGCGCCGAGGTCCGCCTCAAAGGCGACTCCCTTGGCGTCCTCGGTGATGACGAGGGTGCCGCTCTTGGTGTTGGCGAGCGGGTCCGTGTGGTCGTGCATCCACCAGAGCGACACGGAGCCGTCCGGCTTCAGCGCCCCACGCTTGATGCGCTCGCGGAACGTGCGGCCGCGCTCCGAGATGGGCAGCGACCACGAGTCGAACAGGGCCGCGTAGCCCTTGATCTTGCCGTCCTCGCTCGGCGACAGCTGGGCGCGGATCTCACGCATTGGGGTCGGCTCCGTCCTGCTGGTCCTGCTGCGGCGTCACGCCCGAGATGACGGGCGCGGGGGTGTCCATGCCGTCGACGGGCGCGAAGCCCAGCCGGCGGCGAACGTCGTTCGGCGCGAGGGCGCCGACCTGAAGCAGCTGCGCGTAGGCGCGGCCGGCGGTCCGGAAGTCGCCCTGCGTGATCGGCGAGAAGTCGAGCGCGATGCGGACGCCCGGCGCGGCGAGCTTGCTCGTGACCTCGGCCATCCACGAGGCGGCCCACGAGGCCAGGGCGTTGGCGTAGAACTGCGCGATCTCCGGCTGCGTCCTTGCGTCCGAGCCGTCGAGCATGGCTGCCGGGACGCCGAACAGCGAGGCGACCTCGCGGACGCCGGCGGCGCGAGCGGCCATCACGTCCGCCGCCATCGTCGCGCTGACTTGGTCGACCTCCATGCCCTCGCCGACGAAGATCGGGAGCGCGGCGCCGGACGGCGTCATATGGCGATTGGCGAACGCCGTGCGGATTGCGTCGAGCGTCTCGGGCTTGATCGCTCCCGGGTGGCGGAAAACCAGTTTCCCGATATTGCCCGCCTTGGTGTTCGCCGCGTAGGCGCTCTCGAGCTGCGCGAGCGCGGTGAGCGTCGTAGACGCCGCGGCGAGCGGCGACGTACCCCAGTACGGGTTTCCCGGCGTCGGCAGCGCCTTCCAATGGACGCAGTAGCCGTAGTCGAACGGCACCTGTCGGTACTTCCACGTGATGCTGCCGTCGACCTCTTGGCTGAAGCTCACGTCGGCGGTCGCGACCGGACGCAGGGACACCGGCTGGCCGGCGCCGTCCACGATCACCACCGCGAACGCGTTGCCCGTCGAAAGGCATTCGGCGACCATCCAGCGCCGCAGATCAGGCCCGGTGAGGAACTGGCCCCAAGCTTGACCAGTTAGCAGCTCCAGGACAGCGGGTTCCTGCACCGGGTTGCCGTCGGAATCGGTCGCGACCACGGGGCAGCGGGCGATGTCCGACGCGATGGTGTGGATGCATCGCTGGACCGCGGGCAGCCCGTCGATGGTCGTGCTGTAGTAATTGACAGGCGTTTCCCACGTGATCGTGGGAGACGTCCGCCGGAACAGCGAGGACCAGAAGCCCATTAGGCGAATTTGCCCACGCTGCGGCAGGGACTTCAATGCTCACGATGGAAGTGCCGCGGAGATTCCGGATTGTGGTGCCGTGCGGTCCCGTGTGGTGCCGATTTCCGGCTGTGTGGTGCCGTGTTGGAGTTTGCTGACTCCCACAGACTTGGCGTTGCGTTGCGTTGCACTAGCGTTGCACACGCGCCTAGATCACGATGCGCGTCGGGTCCGTGCCGTAGGCGGTCGGGTTGAGCATCTCGCGGTCCTGCATCGCCTTGATCGCCATGAGGCAAGCGATGAGCGGGTCGTTGTTGGACTTGTCCCGGCGCTTCGTGATCGTCACGAGGTTCGACTTCCCGCCCTCCGGCTTGCTCTGCTCGATGGCCGACCGCAGCACCGGGTCCGGTGCGAACCGGATGCGCTTCGCCCGGACGTACTCCTGCCACATGCTCCACGCCGAGCCCATGTACTGGACGTTCTGCGGAGCCCGGCTCACCATCCATCCGTGGTCCCGCTCCCACGCCTGGATGCGGGTCGCTTGCCCTGCCGCCGGGTCGCAGACGATCCACTTCAGGTCCACGATCCGCGCGATCTGGGCGACCGTCTCGCGCACCTCGGCGAGGTTGATCGTCTGCCCGGACGCCCGCAGCAGCCCCTCCGACGCCCACGATCGGAGCGGCATCTTGGTGCGGATCTCGTCGGCCGCCATGTCGCGCCCGGCCCACCAATG